CGCAACTCTTGGAGTACAACTGAAGGTGTCAGTGTAATTAGAAGCATTAACAGAGGTAAGTCCATCAATAACAGATTCACTTATAGCAGATACAACTGAAGTTCCTTTATTTTTTGGCACATAAATATTACATTGAATAACACCAGCATAATAATCAGAGGCAGCACCTTGATTTTGTACAGTTGATTGATTAAAACTTAAATTCATAATTATATATTTCTTAGTTTTTCCAGGAGTTGTGAATGGCACATTATCATTGATAACAGAAACAGTATTATCTGCTGCAACTACTGCATCTGTTACTGCTTTTTCAAAAGCTGCTCTGGCATTAACTAAAGTCATAATTACGAAGGTTCAATGTAACGCAAAGCAGATCCTTTTTTAATTTTACCAAATCCACTAGAAGGTTTAGATCCTACGAATATCTTACCTTTTTCTCTCATATTATCTTTAATAATTTTACCAGCTTCACCTTGTACAAATTGTGATATAACAGGATTTTCAGAAGCATAACCAGCATATTCAGCAGCATTACCAATAAAAATATTTTTTTCTCTAAATTTATAATCAGTATTAACAGGAAAACGAGGATCAATTACTGGATTATCAGGTCTTGTTGATTTTCCCGTGTTAAAAAATTCTATAGAAGCCTCTCTTTTTTTTGAGGCCCAAGGTTCGTGATCTTCAACACGATCAATTTGATCTATAGGATTTCTTCTTACTTTCCAACTAGATGCTAAAAAACCTGTCCATACAGGACTAGCTTCAGCAGTACTTAAACTTGCATGAAGTTCTCTAATTGTCTGAGCAAAATCAGCATCTAATTGTGCCATTTGATTATTCATAACATTTTCAGCATTAAACTCTTGTTCTCTTGGCATTAGAACCTCACCAAAATAGTAAACAAGTAAGTTTGTCCACCTTGTTTTGTATCAATATCAGTTATCTGTGCAACTCTTGTAGATCCAGCATAATTTAATGTAATCTCATCATCTAAATCAGGTTGATTATCTCCAATAAGATCAGGTGTTATGTAAATCTTCGCCTGTCTTATTTCTCTACTATCATCTTCAGTTGATCTTACAAATTCTACTGGTGCATTTATGCTATAAGTCGTATCAGTTGTAGTAAATGCTCCTGTACTTGTGTTGTAACTACCAGATGCTTTTTTGGTATAAGTAATAGTTGAGTCAAAAGAAGAACCTAAATCCGCTA